ATATAATAGTATATATAATACTGTTTATGGAACGTATAAAGAAACTAGGAGAAATGATTTTGCTTCAAATGATTTTAAAAACTTTAGCGTTATGTCACCTCTTATAGCTCAGGGAGTGCCTTATTGGAATTATAACGGAATAGGAAACGCTTTACCTACACAAGATATAGCTACTGCATATTTATTTAAAGCTGCAGAGGGAGAGGTAGGAGAGCCATTAGAACAAATGAAACCTAAATTGTTTTATTATAGTGGTACTCCAGTTAATGTAACAGGTTCTAACCCTATTGAATCCCCAACAACATCCTACGCTTTTCATATATATTCTAATCATTATACGCAAACAACAAACGCTATAGACACAAATAATAAATTTCCATTGTGTACACAATATAATTTAGATACAATAGGCTCAGGAATAACAGCAAATACTAAGTTATTACATTGGACTTGGTATAACCCTAATTTTAATACTGGTTTTACATTTAATTATTTTGGTACTACTTATAGTGAGCATGGCTTTTATACTGACTATTGGGCGCAATACATAAATGAGATATATAGTGATGAAGCTAGGATAATGGAATGTTATTTAAACTTAGACGCTGTAGATATTAGGTCATTTGCAGGTACTGGTTTTCAAGACGTATACTATATTAAGAATACTTTATGGAGAATTATAAGTGTAGATAATTATTTAGTAGGTGGCAATAAATCAACTAAAGTTACATTGTTAAAAGTTATAGAAAAATTAACTAATGATTGTGGAGCTATACCTACTTTTACAAATACTGGTTTAATGACTTGGGTAGACGCAGGTTCAGGACTAAGCACAACTATAACTAATACTTGTTGTGAAGAAGTAAATCCTAATTGGGCTTTTGTTCAGACTAACGCTAGTACTGGAGTAGGAGATTGTTATTCTCAAGGGGGAAATACTACAACAACTACTACAAATACAATATATTCAGACAATATGAATGATGGTATATTACCAGCTTTAATGCCTAATATACAAAATAACAATCTTATAGTTAATTCTAATGGTTACGCTCAATCTATGGGTTTTTATTTAGAAGCAACAACTCTAGGTACAAATACAACTACTTTTAATTTTAATGGTACGCAAGACAAAATATTTAGATTAAAATTTTTAAGTATAAGTTATGTTAAAATGAAAATAGTAGGAACTGTAAGAACAGGAACAAACGCAGGTAAAATAGGTTATTTTGAATACGATACTGTATTAGTATATAGAACTGGTGGAGTTTCTAATGTTGGTGGTACTACAACTTTAAAACAAAACAAAGATACTGATTTTACTGCTCCTACATTAAATTTAATAACTGTAGATGATAATGCTTTTTGGAAACCTACTATAACAGGTGGAGCAAATGAAGAGGTCAACTGGATATGTGAGGCTCAAATAATGAGCAAATCTATTGCTGTTGCTGGAGCCTCTAATGTAAGGGCAATTTATCAAAACGCAAATAATATATTATACCAAGATTTAGATTATTTAATATGGAATTAGAAAAATACATAAAAGAAGTAGGTAGGCTTATGCCTATATCAATTAACCTTTTAACAGAATTAGAAGCAAAGGGAGATAAATACGCTTTTGAAACAGGGGCTAATGAATTTCCTACAACATTTAAAGAACTATTTAAAAAGATAAAAATATGGCGGAGAAAATAAATATAGAGGTTGATGTAGATTACAAAGGGGCGGTAGATAACCTAGAGAAGATAAAAGATGAGGTTGTAGATTTAGGTAAAACTACTAAGGCTCAAAAACAAGTTACTTCAGGATTAGCTCAAGGTTTTAAAGGTGTTGGCTTGGCTATGAAAGCAGCAGGATTTGGTATAATACTAAAGCTAGTAGATATGTTAGCTTCTGCTTTAATGCAGAATCAAGAAGTTGTAGATACTGTTTCAACTGCTTTTAATATAGTTGGTATAGTAATGAATAAAATCATTACAACATTTAAAACAATTTTTGATAGAGTTTCTGCAAATAATGATAATTTTGATGCGTTAGGTAGAATTATTATGAACTTAATGACACTAGCCTTAACTCCCCTAAGACTTCAATTTTATACTCTTGCGTTAGTACTTAAAGAAGTACAGTTAGCTTGGGAGAAATCTTGGTTTGGTCAAGGTGATATTGACAAAATAAATAAATTAACTAAACAAGTTAAGGGCTATCAAGATAAGATAAAAAAGACCGCAGAAGACGCTCTTGAGGCAGGAAAAAATATTGTTAACGATTTTAAAGAGGGTGTAGATGAAATTACGAATATAGCTACAGTAGTACAAGAGGAATTTACAAACACTCTTGACGATATGACAGTTAAAAGTGTTTTAAATCAAGCTAGAGGAATTACTAGAGCAAAAAATAACATAGCTTTATTAGGAGCAGAACAAGAGAAATTAATTCTTTTAGCTCAAGATGAAGCTGAAGCACAAAGAATAATTAGAGATGATATTTCAAAAACCTTTGAAGAAAGACTAGAGGCTAATAGACAATTATTAGTATTATCAGAAAAAGCTAGAATACTAGAACTAGAGGGAACTAGAAAACAAATAGCTAGTCTAAATGCTCAATTAGCTATAGATTCTAAAAATGTAGATTTATTAACGCAAAAAAAAGAACTAGAAAATAATTTAATAGAAATTGGGTTAAGGGAAAAGGCTTTAAAAAAAGAACAAAAAGAACAAGAAAACGCATTGCTACAAGAACAAAATGCTATTTTACAAGAACTATCTAGAATAGGTGTTGAAGAACAAGATAGAAGAAAATTAGAGTTTGAACAAGAAAAACAAAGATTACTTAAACTAGCAGATTTAACTATAAGTAATGCAGAAAAGTTAGCCAAAACTAAATTAAGAATAGAGGAAGATTATCAAAAAAAGAAAGACGCACTAGACAAAGAAAATACAGCTAAAGAAAAAGCGTTACAAGACCAAAAAAGACAAATAATAGGTAGTGCTTTAACTGGTATAACAGCGTTAGTAGGAGCTGAAACAAAGACGGGTAAAGCGTTAGCTGTAGCACAAGCAACTATGGATACTTATGCAGGGGCAACTAAAGCCTTAGCTCAGGGTGGTTTATTTGGGGCTATTGGAGCAGCAGGGATTGTAGCTTCAGGTTTAGCTAATGTTAGAAACATATTACAAACAGATGTTCCTGGACAACCTGATGGGGGAGATAACCCACCACCACCTGATGTAATACAAGACGTTATACCAACAGTACCTACATTTGGAGCAATAGGAACTGAACCACCACCAGTACAAGCGTTTGTAGTAGAAAGTGATGTTAGTAGTAGTCAGGCTTTACAAAATGATTTAAACTTACAAGCAACGTTATAAACAATTTTAAACAAATTATATTTATAAGTATGAGCAAAGAAAAAATAAAAAAGGTAGAATTAATCATAGACGAAGAATCAGATAGATTTGGTGTTGAGGCTATTAGTTTAGTAGAGTTTCCAGCTATTGAGGAAAATTGGGTGTTCTTTAATAAAGACCAATTTTTAACTTTAGCTAAATTAGATGAAGAACAAAAAACTTTAGTAGGAGCTGTTTTAATTCCTAATAAAGAAATACCTAGATACGACCAAGACAAAGACGAAAAGTACACAGTATTTTTTACAGAAGATACTATTAAAAAAGCTCAGGAATTATTTATGTCAACTTTAAGAAACAATAGTGCTACTTATGAGCATAAAGTACCAGTAGAGGGAATGACTGTTGTAGAGAGTTGGATTAAGGAAGATAAAAAAAATGACAAATCTAATTCTTATGGTTTTAACAAATTGCCATTAGGAACGTGGTTTGTAAAAATGAAAGTAAACAATCCTGAAATTTGGGAATCAGTAAAAGAGGGTAAAGTTAGAGGGTTTAGTATAGAGGGGTATTTTACAGACAAATTAATTGAAGCGTCAAAGCCTAAAGATATTATAGACCTAGCAGAAGAATGTACTGATTGCCCTGATGAGGTTACACTAGGAAAGATTAGAGATTTAATATTAGAAAACGAATTAGCTGTTGTAGGTAGTTTAGATGGAGAGCCTTTATTTGCTACTAAAGAAGAAGCTAAGATATATGCTGAAATGTTTAAAGGGTGTTCAGGTTTTCATATACATAAAGTAAATGGAGTTACTAGATACATGGCTTGTGAAACTCACGCAGAGAGTGTTAAGAAAGAATATATTGAAAATGCAGATGGTAAAAAGAAAAAGAAATATACTAAAAAATATAAATACGTTGAATACGCTAGTTTTGTTAATAGACAAGCTCTAGCTGTTTACAAATGGGAACAATGTATAAAAGATATGGTAAAACAATACGGAAGCAAAGAAACTGCTGCTAAAGTCTGTTCTGCCATTAAAAGCAGGACAGTAAAACGCTAGTCCTATGAACAATAATTTAAGTTTAATATTTATAAAAAAAAGGTAACAATGAGTACACTAGAAAAAATCAAAACGCTTTTATCTTCTAATAAGGAAGAAAGCAAAGAAACAAAAATGTATGCAGAAATGATACTAGATGATGGTAGAGTATTAGCAACGGAAGATGAGCAATTTATGATTGGCTCAGTTGTTATGGTTGTAGGAGATGATGGAGAAACTTCTAAATTATCTGCAGGTACATACACAATGTCTGATGGAGCTAAAATGACAGTAGACGAAGATTCTAAAATTATGGACTTAGGCGAAGAAAAAGAAGCTGAGGACGTAGAAGCTGAAAAAGAAGATAAAGAAGAAATGGCAGAAGATGATGAAGCTGATGTTGAAGACTGGGCAGGTATGGAAAAGAGAATTAAAAATCTTGAGGACGCTGTTGCAGACTTAAAAGCTGATAAAGAAAGCATGTCTATTGAAACAGAAGAAACTATTGAAGAAGAAGAAAAAGTTGAAATGTCTAAAGATATGGTAAACAGTTTAGTTGAAGAAGTTGAAGAACTAAAAGCTAAAATTGTTGAATTAGAAAGAGAACCAGGAGCAGAGGGTTTTAACCACAATCCTGAAAATGATACTAAATCTGAAAAAGCTGATTTAGGTAAAATGTCAATTAATGACAGAGTTAAATATTTAATAAATAATTAGAAAAATGAAAAAAGAAAATAAAAACCAAATTATGAAATTGGCGAACAATAAACGTTATGAGTTTGATATTACTGTAAATGGTGATACTTACGCTGGCGTACATTCTTTGCCGTACGTAACTGCTGCATTAAGGTCACCTGATACTGTCGCAAAAGGATACGTAAGAACTATAGACGGATTAACAAAATCTGCTGTAATTAACAATATTGCTTCGGCAAATCCTATTGTTGCTGCTGCTTGTTCGTTCTCAAGTGGTAATGATACTTCTACATCAGAACAAGTTTTAACACTTACTGATTTAAAAGTAAATGAAGAAATTTGTAGAGGAACTATTTTCCCTACTTGGATGGGTCAAGGAATGGATAGAAACGGAAACCTACCTCAAAACTTTTCTGAGTTTTTACTTCAAGTAATTGCAGGAAAAGCTGCTGCTCAGTTAGAGATTGGTATTTGGCAAGGTTCTTCTCCTTTCGGAACAGGGTTTTTATCTGACGATGGAACACAAGACGAAGCAGGAGCTGATGCTTCAGCTTGTAAAGACTTCTCAGAAGTTGATTTTGCTGATGCTTTAGCTGCAAGTGATATTCTAACTGACATGGCTGCTGTTTACGATAAAGCTGCTTCTGATATTTCTGGTATCTTAACTAAGCCAGGTGTTGGATTCTATATGAATAACAAAACTTACGGTTTTTATATTCAAGCTCTAGCTGCTGCAGGTTCTAATCAAGGACAAATCTCAGGATTAGGTTTTGACGCAAAATCTGATACTGCTACTTACTTTGGCTACCCAATATACAGATGCCCAGGTATGTTCAACGATACTATCCTTTTCACTTATCCTGAAAACTTAGTATTTGGAACTAACCTTGCAACTGATTGGACAGAAGCTAGATTAATTCCTACTTATGAGTATGATGGTTCTGACAATGTAAGAGTTGTAATGAACTTTGCTGTAGGAGTACAAACTGCAGTATCTACTGACGGTGTGTACGGTTCAACTGTTTGGACATAGTAGATAGATAAATTAAGGGGTATGAAATACTACCCCTTTTTTTTAAAGGAATATTAATAATTAAAAACAAATAACAATGGCTTGTATATTAACAAGAGGACGATTAGTAGATTGTAAAGACCAAATAGGTGGTTTAAAAACTATCTTTTTCTGTGCAGGGTATTCTAGTAATATAGGACAACACGCTACTTTAAATGGTACTGACCCTTTACAAATAGATACTGCTGGTTTTACTGGTTGGTCTGCTTATGGTACTCCAACGGGTTCTACAATGACTTTATTTAAGTATGATTTAAGACCTAATCTATCTTCAATGACTATTAATACTAATAGTGACGCTGCAAATGGAACTACTTTCTTTGAGCAAACATTATCTTTGACTTTACAAAAGCTAACTGTTCAACAAACTAATGAGCTTAAACTAATGTGTTACAATAGAGTACAGATTTTTGTTCAAGATATGAACGATAACGTATTTTTATTAGGCTTTGATAACGGAATGGACGTATCAGGTGGTACTATTGTAACTGGAGCTGCTAAAGGTGATATGACTGGATATACTATAGAATTAAGAGGAGAGGAAGTTAACCCTATGTATTTTATAAAAAAGACTAATGGAAGTGGAACAGACTATCCATTTGACCAATTAGGTGATGCTGATTCTGAATTAACTATTGTATCAGGAACATAATCAATAATCGTTACTCAATATTAAAAGAGGGTTATCTATTTGGTAACCCTTTTTTATTAACTAAACTTTACAATTATTATAATAATATAAAATAACTTTTATATAATATACAAGTTGTGAACAATATTGTTACTTTTATATTTATAATAAATAAGTATTATGGCTTGGAAAATAAAAAAAGATTGGATAGGCAAACAGCCTGCTAATATTAACTACCCTTTAGAAGAATTAACACAAAGACAAATAAACAAATTGAGTGATAGTTTAAGAAAAGCATATTTTGAGCAAGAAGTTTCTAAGCCAAAAAAGAAAGTAAAAATAAAAGAAGTTAAGATAGAAGAAGATTTAGATTTTATAGGTGGCAATAATGACTAGAGAAGAAATAGACAAAATACTATTAGCCAAAAACACAAAACAAGATGAATCTATGTTTTTAGAATTAAATGAAAAACTAAAAGTAGCAAAAGATAATAACGAAGTATGCTCTTTATTTTTAGAATACATACCTAAAATATACTCTTATGTTTAACGTAGATTGGTCAAATACAACACAATCTTCTGTTTCAAGAGATGTATATTTGTATGTAAATTTTTCATCTTTTACGGAACCTAATGCTATTTCAGGTGGTGGTACAAGTGGGAAATATATAATTATAAATTTTAGAGGAAGAAATACAAATTTCCAAAGAAATATTATAGCAAAACCTACAACAGGATTTGGCTCAAATCCTCAATATACACACAATGATAGATACTGGTTAGTATATTTTAAACTTTATTACCCTAGTGCTAATTTTACCCCTGGTGGTGGTGGTAATGTAGATTACTTTGCAAAAAGATTATTGGGAGAAATTGTTTTGCCTTGTGATGATACGTATGACATTAAGTATTATTATGATAATAGTTTGAGTTTAACTTTATATAATGCAGGTGGAAGTTTAATAGTAGATGAAATAGAGGGCGTAACAAGTGTTTTAAATGTCACTCAATCAGCAACAGGTCTTACTGGTGGTACTAACCCTGATACTTCTGTTCCCATTGTTTTTTATACACCTTATACTGATAATGATTTAACGCAAGAAAAACTAGGCTCTAAAGGACTACCAACAGACGCAAGTGTAGATAATAGAGATGTTCAATATGGAGTACAAACTTGGACACCTAATTATGACGCTTAATTATAACAAAAAAAAATGAAAAAGAAAGATAACATATCAGTAATACATTTAGCAGAATATAATCTGCCTACTATTACAGAAACTAATAATAAAGATTGGATACAATTTGGAGCAGATAACCTTTATCCACAATACTTATTAGAACTATACAACGGTAGTAGTATAAACAACGCAATTATAAAAGGTGTAAGCTCTATGATTTATGGAGAGGGATTAGACGCTACTGATAGAGAAGAAAGCGACCATAAAAAGGAGAGTTGGTTAGCTCTTAATGGTTTATTACATAATTCTCCAAAAGATACTTTAAAGTGCCTAGCATTTGATTTAAAGCTATTTGGTATGTGTTATGTTAATGCAATATGGAACAGACCTAGAACAAAGATTATTGAGTTTAGACATATACCTGCTCAATATATGAGAAGTGGTAAATCTGATGCTTATGGTAAAGTTAATGAGTATTATTATTCTGCTGATTGGACTAATACTAGAAAACACAAACCTAGATACTACAGAGCTTTTGATTTAAAAGATAGAACAGACGCTAATCAAGTATTATGTATAAAAGATTATAGTCCTGGTTCTTATTATTATGCTACACCTGACTATCAGGGTTCTACTAGCTACATACAATTAGATATGGAGATTGCACAATTTCACTTATCTAATATTAAAAGTGGTATGTTTCCTAGCATGGCTATTAATATGGCAAACGGAATACCTACAAGAGAAGAAAGAAGAACAATAGAAAGACAAATAAACGCTAAATTTGGTGGTAGTGGTAATGCAGGTAAAATACTTTTAACTTTCAATGACGGAAAAGATACTGCTCCTGAAATAGTGCCTATAAATGCTAATGATAATTCTGATAGTTACCAATTTTTATCTACTGAAACAACTAGAAAGGTTTTAACTGGTCATAGGGTTACAAGTCCTTTATTATTTGGTGTTAAAGGTGACGGTAGTGGTTTTGGTAATAATGCAGATGAATTAAGAGATTCTTATTCGCTATTTAACAATACAGTTATTAAACCATTCCAAAACACACTTTTAGGTGGTTTAGAGCCAATATTTCACGCTAATGACATAGACCTTGATTTATACTTTAAAACGCTTAAACCTGCTGATTTTATTGATATTAGTAATGTAGGTAAATTAGACGAAGATGAACAAGAAAAAGAGGGAATAGATACAGGAGATGAGGGAGAGCCAATAAAAAAAGAATTTAAAGCTCTTGATGATATAGACAGAAAACCAACAAAGCAAATGATGAGAGAGGCTAAAAAAGGTCTTGAAATGCGAAAAGAATACGGTAGAGGTGGCACAGAGGTTGGTGTTGCAAGAGCAAGAGATATAATGAATGGTAAAAATCTTTCTATTGAAACAATAAAAAGAATGTACTCATTTTTTAGCAGACAAGAAGAATCTGTAAAAAACGGAAAAGGTTTTAAAAAAGGAGATGAAGGCTATCCAAGTGCAGGAAAAATAGCATGGCTACTATGGGGTGGAGAAGGTGGTTTTAATTGGGCTAAAAGAAAAGTAGAAGAAATAAAAAACGTTGAAGAATTAACTGAACTATCTGATGAGCAATTTGACGGAATACTAGACAATTTAGAGGGTCAACAAATAGATAGTGAAGAATGGGAAATAGTAGACGAAAGAGAACAAGGAAATGAGGAAAGCTACGAAGATTGGGCTAATAGATTAATACAAAAGAAAGAGAATTTTGCAGTAAATGAAATTAAATCTAATGAAGATAAATTTAGTTATTTAGACAAATCTATTTATAGAGTTAGGTTTAAGTACGCAGTAGGTTCTAGAAAACCAAAGAAAACTGGAAGCTCTAGACCTTTTTGTGAAAATATGATGAGATTAAGTAGAGGGGGTTTTGTTTATAGAATAGAAGATATAGACAAAGCTTCACAATCAGGGGTTAATAGACAATTAGGACATAAAGGTAAAAAATATGATTTATTTAAGTTTAAAGGCGGGGTTTATTGCAGACATAAATGGAATGAGATATTATATAGACTTAAAAAAGGTACTGAATTAAAAGATGGTCAAAGTTTAGACAATGACTATAACAAAGTAGATAGTATTCCTAAAAGTTATGTTAGGAATCCTAAAGGAATTAAAGACAGTAAAATAGCTCCAGTAAATATGCCTAATCAAGGACATTATCCAGGAGTAAAATAAATTAAAATTATGGCAATACAACATACATTATTCGTAAGTACGGACAGAATCAAGAGAGATACTTCTATTGGCGGAAGCGTTGATGACAACCTTTTACTACCATATATTCTTATGGCTCAAGATAGATACATACTACCAATACTAGGAACTGATTTAAACGCTAAATTAATATCAGACATTCAAGGTAGTAGTTTAACTGGTAACTATTTAACATTATTACAAACATATATACAACCTGCATTAGTACAATTTGCCTTTGCTACTGTACTACCTTTTTTACGTTTAAGAATGGTGAACAATAGCGTTGTAACAATGTCTAGTGAACAGGGTGGTACTGTAAGTCACGAAGAGTTAAAACCTCTTATAAACGCTAGTATGGACATGGGAGAGTTTTACAGAGAAAGACTAATAGACTATATACAAAACAATACGTCTAGCTTTCCTGAGTATTCTAGTAATACTGGGGCAGACCTTAACCCAACAACTCAGAATTTTTATGCAGGATTAAATCTTGACGTAGCCCCTATGAGTAATAAAACAAAATCTTTTTTACAAGGAGCTGATATAACTATTTGTTGTTAATATGATAACTAAACAAAAGGTCAAAGAAAGACAAAAAAATATAACTAAATTAAAAACTTATTTAAAAAATGGCAGGACAAAGACTAACAGACAAAACAGCTCTAACAGAACAGCTAGGTAGTGGTGATTTATTTATGGTTGTAGATACTTCTGATACTACAGGTAGTAGTGCAGGAACTAGCAAAAAACTTGACGCTAAATTTTTAATACAAACTGATAAAATTTCTGTAAGTAATGCAGAGTATCAAGACTTAAACTCTAATCCAAAAACTTTAGTAGGTGCTTTAAGTGGTTATATGATTACAGTTTACAATGTAACAATACTATGTAATTACACTTCTAGTGCTGAATCTTCTAGTAATGATTTGTATTTAACTTATGACACTTCTAGTACAACATCTTATTATAAATATGTTAGGGATTTTATGAACGGTAAAATAAGTGATATCTCTTGGAATTTGACTACAGACCCTATTTCAGGTGGTACTTGTAGTACATCTCTTTTAAATAAACCTTTTATGTTGTATTCTAATGCAGCTTTTAATGGAGATTTAACTTTAGAGGTTTATGTTACTTATTCTTATACAAAAATATTATAATGGACGCTTCTAAATATATCTACGCTTTAATTATACTTGTGGTATTAGGTTTAGCTACTTGTAATGCTCAATTTTTTAAATACGCTACTTTCTATACTTCTATGAGTATGAATACAAGCATGGTAGAAGACCAAGATTTTATAGCAATAAATAAAGGATATGAAGAAACTACGCAAATTAATGAATACGATTACAACTTTACTATTGGAATACGCAAGATTGCTAGGTTTGATTTTGAACAAAAAATTAAAACTTGGTACTATGGTAATGAGCAGAGCTATAGCGATAATACTCTTATTGGTAATTCTAGTGGGTGGGAGTATCTTCTTAATTACTCTTTTATCCGTAATAGGTCTGAAAAATTTACTAATCAGGATTTTTGGATTAGATATTTAGGACATAATGGAGTTACAAAAATTCAAGTAAAAAACGATGAAGCTAGGGATTTAGAGTTTACTTCATTTGATACTAGACACAGAATACAAAAAGGACGTTGGGATTTTACTATGGGTATTGTTGGAAGAAGTCATAGAGTATATGGCTACAATCCAATAGAGGACACTTGGGAAGCAGGAGAGGATAGCTTTTTTGATTTAGCAGAAGATTTTGGTTATAGTAGTGAATTTGTTAATGGTCGCTTTCATTGGTTTAAAAATGGTGAATTATTAGCAACTTCAAATGATGAGTTTTTTAAACATTATTTTGGTTCAGCTATAGCTCAGTATAATGAGAATGAAATAAACGCTTTAGGCAACGTCTATGAGCTTTCTGGAGTGCTTGGGGTTTCTTATTATAAGTATAGTAATAACTTTTGGTTATTAAGTTGGGTAAATGTAATGCCTTATCATTATGGGTTAAATGATTTTAGTTATGAATATGAACAACTGCCTATAGATTTAGATTTAGGTTTAGTTACTGGTTGGAAAATAACAAAGTCATTAGGAATATTTATAGAGGGTACGTATTTAAGATACTGGGAAAAACCTATCTATGAGTGTAAATTAGGGTTTAACTATTTAATATTTTAGGTATGAAAAAATTATTATTTTTTTTAGTGTTTAGTTTTGGCTTTAGTCAATCTAATTGTGAATTATGCGTTGAGCAAAATGGTTTTTATTGTGGAGATGATGAGAGTAACTGGACGCAATACAGTCCTAATGGTTGTGTACCTAATGGATTAAATAATTTGTTTTATTTAAATGATGGATGGGAAGACTGTGTTAATGGATCAGACGAATCAGACGCAGTTCCTACTACTATTTATGAATGTGATATATACAATATCTCTGATACTATATTTATAACTGACACTTTATATATTAACATTACTGATACTTTAACAATAACAGAGTATATAGATTGTCAAACTGGTTTGCCATGTGACAATATTGGTATAATTGAGATACTTAAAAAATCTCAAAACAAAAATAAAATATATAACATTGAGGGAAAAGAAATATATAGACGTAAAGGGTTATATATAGAGAATGGAAAAATAAATTTTAAAATTAAATAAATATGAAAAACGTAATTAATAAAATTGTAAACAGTAGAAAATTTTGGTATGGCTTTTCTATACTAATGATTATAATGTTTTCAGAAGATTTAGGAATTAGTGCAACAAAAATGCAATCAATGTTAATTGTTGGTGTTGCTTTAATTATAGGTCAAGGTATGGCAGATAAATCTTGTAACAAATAAACAAATGGCAGTAGAGGTTTCAGAATCAAGCAAATTTACTCTATCTCTAAAAAGTATTATAGCTATAGTTGTTTTAGTTAGCAGCTTTGTAGGACAATATTATGTTTTAAGTAATGAAATAGAACTAGCAAAAAGGCTTCCTGAATCAGAAATAAGCAGATCAGAGCTAGACCTAAAGTTAGAATTAATTAGTAAAACAGTAATGTCAAACGCTGATAAACTAGAAAAAGTAGAAACCAGTATGGAGAAAATAGAGGAAAGAGTTTACGAGCTTAAATGAAATTTCTAAAATACATACTACTATTGTTGGTGGGGCAGGTTGCCATAAGCCAAAATACTATAACAAGTGAGGGAGCTTTAAATAAATACCTCAAAACTAACGGAGTGTTAGTAATAGAATTTTGGGCTGAGTGGAACGATAAGAACTCTTGTAGTTTTTTAAAAGACTTGGAAGATTGCAATACTGTTAAGGCAGATATTGGAATT